AGGTGAGGGCGATTTAACTTGGACAGGAATCATCGGTGAAACAAGAGAAATCGTTGCACCAGCCGGTGAATACCTACAACTTAATTCAAGTGAGATTGATGCAAATGTCACATCCTACTATGGGGATAAGACGGAAGGTACTCAGTACGAGTTCTACACGTGGACCGGACCAGTGGATGATCCTACTGTGTATGTGGGATCAGGATTAGTATCGAATTCAGCAGACTTCATCTACGTACCTGCTGTGGATAGTGCATATAGCAATCCATTTGGATTAACTGTGTACACAAATAGAAGATCTAAGAGGATAAGCCCAGGTGACCTTGTATATAAGCAAGGTGGTGATATTTTACGAGGAGAGGCTTTTGGTAAAGGTTGGTCATCTACCGCAGATATTACTTACACCGGAAGCTACGGTCAATATCCAATTGCTAGACTAGGAGTGAGATTCTCATCAAATACCTGGAGATATGATATCGACGATGACGCCCTAGTACTTCCAACTTCACCAGGAGGTACTGCTAACATATATATACCTTTACCATACGACTTAGATCCAAATGTACTTTATGAAGTATCTTATAAAAATGTTGGTGCAGGAAACAGTAATGTATCTCTTGAATTTGGATCTGGAAGTGGTGGCGAATTCACGGCCTACGCTGCAGCAGGTGCAAGCTATGTAACACAATCAAAAGCTGCAAATGGAATTCTACGCCTCGAGACTTTTATAAACAGTGCTAATCCTATAAAAATACAGAATCTCAAAGTCTCAATGCTAAATTTTGCAGGCCAATTCCAAGACTACATGATAGGACCGCAAGCATCACTAGGTCAACGTAATCAAAAGTATAACGGATGTAAAATGACATCACCTGACTTTAACGAAGATAGTCCTGATACAATCGATGGAGGACCAGTTGTAACAATAACACAAGGACCATCAACAACATTAATTGTTAAACCAACAATAGACGGAACATACGAATTTAAGTAACACAACATACTTATAATAAAATAGTATACAGATATGGGATATTTAGATAACACATCCATCACAGTCGATGCAATCTTAACCAACAAAGGTCGACAAATTTTAGCAGCAGGTCAAAGGCTGAACATCACTAAATTTGCTTTAAGTGATGATGAAATTGACTACACGTTATGGAATCCAGCCCACACACTAGGTACCAACTATTACGGAGCCGTAATTGAGGATATGCCTATCGTAGAAGCAAATCCGGACGATACGCAAATGATGCGATACAAACTCGTTACCCTGCCAAAGAACGTAGGTGGTATCCCAGTAGTACAGGTTAACCCTGAATCATTTACATTAGGATCTTTGAACGCTGAGCAGGTTATTACACCAAGTATGGCTAACTTCCCTGGTGGAAACAGTTCACTAGGATACACAGCTATTCTCTCAGACAACTCTGTAGCTTCGTTGGAAGTAGCACCAGGAGGTTCAATATCTACATCTAGATCAGTTCCAGGTGGACCTCAAGTATCTACACTGGCAGATCGTGCTACAATACTGCAAGCACAAAACACAATGAACGCCGTAAACAACTTCTTGGATGATGAAGTAACAGGCATGATGTCTGGTGGTACTACTTCTTACCGAGTAGGTTCAAAGTTTGTTGTAAAAGCTATGTCATCCAACTCTACTCGAAATCTATTGTTAACCATAATTGCAAACGAAACTGGTGGCTTCAAAACTATCAGCTTCACTGTAAGCAGAAACACAGATATTACAGACGCAACAGTAAACTTACAAGATAGATAATACAAATTAAAATAAACAAATGGCTGAAATATACAGACAATTCAACCCAGCAGAGGATATAATTACAGGCGACATTCAAGTTGTAAGTACACCATTGTGGTCTGAAAACATTAACCCACTATCGAGATCATACGGAGGTGACACAGCACTTGGTTTCTTCACATCCTCAACACAATTTGCAGCTTCTGGACCTTATTATACTGATGTGTACCAGAGAAATCCGCAAACTGATAATGGAGGTGAAATACAGTTTGCTATCGCTTATGGTCACAGATTGGGTAGTGGATCGGTAGGTGATGCTAATACAACTGGACAAAATGTAAACGATACACCAACAAGAGCAATCTACGGTCAATATCGTAACCTCTTATTGCCACCTAACGACACTGTGTTTACCTTTGGTGGCTCAGGAGACTCTGATGCAATTATCGTATTGAATATTTCAAGAGCAAGGTATCGTCAAAAGATAGACCCAGGTAACTGGGAGTTGCGTATTGCTCGTGGTGCTGCTGGAGCTAACGCAGTGACAGATTACATAAGCCTTATCGATGGTAGTGGTGCAGGAGAGGATCCAAGCATCAACTCATCAGGACGAGTATTTTATGTGTATAGCGGATCTGGTGGTGTAATATCAAGTGCGGCTAATGATGACGGTTTTAATTGGAACACAAGACCTCTAGGACTATTCTATCCAGATGCAGGTATTATTGTACTAAATGCAGCTAGCTCATCTAATGGCTTGTTTACATTAACAAATGGACAAACTGCAACTGGCATATGGGGTTGGTACACAGGTAGTGCCAATAACAACAACCCAAATGCTGCAATGTTGTATCGACGTATAAGCGGTTCATCATACTTTGCTGCAAGAAGTGAGGAAAAGATTAACTCAACTCACTACTTTGTACGTGCCACAAATAAGCAGTTTAACTTCAGCAACAACCCAACGTTTGTTACAGGATCCAATGGAGCTTTCTTGTATCCATCGATGTATACAAATCCAAGCGTTTACATTACAACAATTGGTATGTACGATGATGTAAATAGATTGCTTGCCGTAGCAAAGCTAAGTCAACCAGTATTGAAAAGCTTCAACAGAGAAGTGTTAATTAAAGTTAAATTAGATTACTAAGGTTGTAAAATGAATGGCTGGAGTATTCAAAAGCTTAGATTCATCGGATATTCGGTTAAACCCGTTTAGAGCCTACAAGCGCGTTACTAGTTACGAGACGTATTCGGCAATCCTAAATACAGATGTTGTAGATGGGAAAGAGGATATTGGTAACACATCGTTTTACAATAACGAAAGTGTTGTAACAACAACGAACGGTAAGTCAGCAAACTCTGTGTGGCATAGTATTGATAGTCAATACTATAGGTATTATTATACAAATCCAAAAGCAGCCTTTGGATCCATACTACCATACCGTCAACCCCGACAGCTTCACAAAGAGGCATTAGTAATTAGCGTACCGCAAAAGTACTATGGGGAGGAGATTGAACCAACTAGCATAACACTTATTGTAAATGGCAATACCTACGAAGATGATGGGTACTTTAACATAGTACCAGAAGCAACTAAGCGATGGGCAAACTCTGGAGGCACTATTTACGCAATATCATCGAGTAACGTTGTTTACACCCTAAGAGCTACCGACTATACCAAACAATATGGCGAACCCTTAGATGCAAAATTGAGCGAGCTGTCCGTTGACAAGTACGCAGCAAAGGTGAGATTAAACAATGTTAAAATAACAGGGTCAACAGATGTTGGCGCTTCACGAGCATATAATTACACCGAATTTTTTCTTGACTCATCAAGCTATGCAACTAGTTCAATAGTAATTGAACCGTTTGGCGAAACTAATAATGATAGATTTAATTTTCACCAAAAGGATTTTGCAATAGTCCTTAGCTCTACTCTAACGAGAAAAGCAACTAGCGCAGGTGAAAGCATTATTTTGCAAAAAAAACAAGGTGTAGAGTATACAAAGGTTAATTTTGAGTTTGGGCTCGAAGCACCAGCCCAACCAGTATACAGATATCCATACAAACTTTCATTAGATGAAGCTGGGTATCTTGTATTTGAAAAATCGAATGGTGTAACAGCAGAGAAACTAACCTACACATCTACTTCCAAGTATCGAGTTAGTACTGTTTACAGTCAAGCATCTTCACGAGATACTGTAGTATTGGCACGATCAGGAAGTACTTATATGTTAGCGTACACTGATTTTGTTGGTGTTCGTAAACTTGATACTTTCACCGATACGTTATACACTAACGAAAAGTATTGCATAAATAATGCACCAATACACGTTGGAGCAGATGAAAATGGAAATAATGGAAATGAAGGCTATATAGGTAATATAACTTTTATTCAACAAACCCTAACAACATCAGCAATACAAGCTCTACAATATTACACATCACCAGCATCCACTAGAACTGGCTATAATAACCCACATCAAACGGTTGGTAACCTATTTAGAGAGCAAGGTTTTATAGTGTTAACCGATAAGCAGTTATTAGCAGACATAGAAGCCAATGGCATCACGTCACTAGCTTGTAGAGGAACTACAACGATATACGAAACAGAAGTCACCTGCACAGTTGCCCCAGGAGAAATGCAGTTTTCAAATAACCCTACCTTACAGGTATGGGATTCTAAACTTGATTCATACAAACTATCAGGGTTTGCAACTAGCTCTGAATTTAGACCCTTCATAACAAGGGTTGGTTTGTATGACGACTTAGGCCAACTGTTAGTCATAGGATCCCTAAGCCAACCAGTACAACTACCACAAAACGTAGATACGACATTTATAGTAAAATATGACGTTTAATGAGTAAAAGAAGAGTTACAATAGCGATAGCAAGACAAAAAGGTTACAGAAGTGGGTTAGAAGAATCGGTAGATGCACTATTAAAACAATCTGGAATAGATGGTCAATATGAGCAACATAAGGTGTTATATACCATACCAATCTCCTATCACGAGTACACACCAGACTTTCGTCTTCCTAATGGAATCTTTGTAGAAACAAAAGGTCGTTTTGTCATCGAAGACAGAAAGAAGCACGTGCTAATCAAACAGCAGCATCCTGAACTTGACATCAGATTCGTGTTTCAAAACTCCAAAAACAAAATAAGAAAAGGATCACCAACAACATACGCAGACTGGTGCAAGAAGCATGGCTTCCTATACGCAGATAAAACTATTCCACAAGAATGGTTGAATGAAAGAAAATAAGGCGTATAGTTGGTTATATGGAGGTAAACCAGTTACAACTTAAGCAAATTGTAGATAGCCATTTGGGCCATGGAACCGTTGGTAAAAACGGTGAAGCAGGCTATTTCTGTCCATTTTGTAATCACTACAAAAAGAAACTACAAGTAAACTTTATTTCTGAGGTGTTCCATTGTTGGGTATGCAACACAAAGGGAAGGTCTGTTGCATCGCTTTTAAAGAAGTCTAATGCACCTAAGCATTTAACATTAAAGGCTTTAGAGCTTACAACTAAGAAACAGTACAATGAGAACTCTAAGTCTGAAGCACAGCAGGTAACCTTACCGGCAGAGTACGTTCCAATATGGAAAGGAAGCGCTAATAGTCCTTACTTTAAGAACGCACTTCACTACTTGCTTGAGAAGCGAAAGCTAACCAAGTTTGACATATTAAAATACCAAATTGGTTACTGTGAGAGTGGTGATTATGGTGGAATGATTATTATACCAAGCTACGATGAGCATGGCATATTAAATTACTTTGTAGGTAGAAGTTTCTATTCCACACCAACAATTAAACACAAAAATCCAGACAACACCAAAGATGTTGTAGGATTTGAATCTCTCATTGATTGGACACAACCAATAACAATTGTTGAGGGAGCCTTCGATGCAATTTCAACAAAACGAAACACCATACCGTTGTTTGGTAAGAAGATTTTAAGTAAATTAAAGTCAAAAATTATAGAACACCGAGTACGAATTATATACCTTGCTTTAGACCCTGATGCTATTAAAGATGCATTAGTTGAGATAGAGTACTTTCTCAACAATGGTATTGATGTAAGGTTAGTTAAACTAGAACAGGATCCAAATGACACTGGATTTGAGGGCATGAGAAGTAGGATTAACGAGACAACGAGTGTAGACCTGTTTGACCTTGTCTCATTAAAGATGGCAGTATGATAAATAAGATTAAGTCTGAGCTAAAGACTGTAGATAAGATACTACACATAGCTGACGTACACATTCGCAACTGGAAGAGACACAAGGAATTTAAGCTTGTTTTTGATAGGTTGTTTGAGGCTGCTAAGCAGCTACCTGACAATAGTGTTATTACTGTTGGTGGGGATATTGTGCATGCTAAAACGGATATGAGTCCTGAATTGATACACATGGTATCGTATCTACTACATGGACTTGCTGACATAAAACCAACAATAGTCATCTGTGGAAACCACGACACAAACCTAAACAACAATAATAGGCTTGATGCTCTGACTCCAATCATAGAAGCAAAGGACCACCCCAACCTATTCTATCTGAGAGACTCAGGTGTACATAAGATTGGTGACGTAGTTATCAACATAATGTCGCTTTTAGATCCTATTGACAAGTACAAAACAGCCGATAAGATTGATCTTAAACGAAAGTGCTTAATTGCTATGTATCATGGTACTATTGCTAATAGTAAAGTTGATAGTGGCATGAATATCGCTCATGGACTAGATTGGGACACATTTGCAGGACATGATTTGGTTTTGCTTGGTGATATTCACAAGAGACAGGTGCTATCTGACAGCAACCCTCTAATCTTCTATCCAGGCAGTACTGTGCAGCAAAACTTTGGAGAATCGTATGAAGGGCATGGCTATGCTATTGTAGATTGTAATAGCTTAACCACTGAGTTTTTTGATATCCCAAATGATTACGGATTCTATACGTTAGAGATTAACGATGGAGTCCTACCTGATAACCTACCCATCACACAACGCACAAGCGTCCGGTTAAAAACAACCAACACAACACCAGCACAGCTAAAAAAGGTTTTAGCTGAAATACGTAAACAATACAAGAATAGTGATGTTATTGTAACTAATCTTGATAAAAACAAAGGAATCTCTCAACTAGAGGTAGAAGAGTCTTTTGGTAGTGTTGATGTGCGTAGTGTTGATTATCAAACCAAATTGATAGCAGATTACGTTGAGCAGTTTAATTTAGATGATGAGTTGATTGCTAAGGTTTTAGAAATAAATAAAGCCACAAATCGATCATTAGCCAGTAGCGAGACGGTAAGGAATGTAACTTGGAATCCTAAGCGATTTGAGTTTAGTAATATGTTTTCGTACGGGGAAGACAACGTAGTTAACTTTGATAGTTTAAATGGCACTTGTGGGCTTTTTGCTCCAAACCATGCTGGCAAATCAGCAGTACTCGATGCTCTATGCTTTTGCTTGTTTGATCACTCATTTAGAGCTAGCAAAGCTGAGCAAGTCCTTAACAGAAAGAAGGATAACTTCTGGTGTAAGTTTAACTTCCAACTGAATGGATTAGATTATTTTATTGAGAAAACAGCATCAAGATACCTTAAAGGACCTCTCGCAGGTAAGCTACGTGTAGACATAAATTTTTGGTATATAAACGAAGAAGGACAGCAGGTCTCCTTAAATGGAGAGCAACGTAGGGATACAGACAAAATCATACAAAGCTATGTTGGAACCTTTGATGACTTCATTCTAACAGCACTTTCCCTACAAGGAAATAACTCTAACTTTATTGAGAAGACTCAAGGAGAAAGAAAGGATTTGCTTGCAAACTTCCTTGACTTGAAGATATTTGACACACTATACGACGCAGCAAATAAAGAGATA